AACAGGAGATTGACCTGTTAAGGATGGGATTAAAGCCAACGCCAGAAATTTACAAAAAAGCACAAGACTACGCCCAGCAACGCATAAGCGCAGGTCAAAGCCCATTTGCAAGCCCGCAAGAGTTAAGATACCCTGTCCCAACAGAGTAACTAATGCTTTATTATGAATAACGAAACTAAAGTAGTTAAAACTAGAAAGAAAGCAGGCGGTAGGTCTGCGGGTACGCCTAATAAGGTCACAGCACAGGCTAGAGAGGCCATAGCAATGTTTGTGGATGGTAATGCCCACCGACTTGCACAGTGGCTTGATGACGTTGCTAATGGCATTCCCGAGGCTGACATAAAACCCAACCCTGCCAAAGCCTTTGAGTTATTCCAATCAGTGGTTGAATACCATGTACCCAAGTTGGCAAGGACAGAGATCACCGGCAAGGATGATGGGCCGGTAGAAATGGTGGTGACATGGGGCGGCGTGAAGTAATCCTGCCCTACAGCCCTCGGGCGGCTTTTATGCCGTTCCACAACAGGACTGAGCGCTGGTCTTGCTTGGTTGCCCACCGCAGGGCTGGAAAGACCGTAGCGGCTATCAACGACCTGATCAAGCGAGCTATTACCGAGGGCAACAGATCAGCTCAGTATGCCTACATTGCCCCATTTAGAAGCCAAGCCAAGCGGGTGGCATGGGATTACCTTAAGTTCTACGCCGCACCGGTGACCAAAGCCACCAATGAATCCGACTTGTCGGTGGAACTGCTAAACGGCGCAAAGATCATGCTGTTTGGCTCAGACAATGCAGACGCAATGCGGGGCATGGGATTTGCCGGTGTTTACCTTGACGAATATGGTGACTTTAAGCCCAGTGTGTGGGGAAATGTGGTGAGACCAACTTTGTCTAGCACCATGGGTTGGGCGGTGTTTGGTGGTACGCCAAAGGGCAAAAATCAGTTCCACGACATCTACAAGGTCAGTCAGGTAGTGCCAGATTGGTTTCTGCTACGCCTACCGGCCTCAGTGTCTAAGCTGTTGCCAGACACAGAATTGCAAGCGGCTCGGTCGCAGTTAAGCCAAGATCAGTACGATCAGGAATATGAGTGCAGCTTTGATGCCGCCTTGTTAGGAGCGTTCTTTGGTCAGGAAATGCGCCAAGCTGATGCTGAGGGCAGAATTTGTGAGCTACCGTTTGAGCCAGAATCCCCAGTATTTACCGCATGGGACTTAGGTTACCGAGATGACACCGCTATCTGGTGGTATCAGGTGGTTAGAAGCGAGATCAGGGTAATGGACTACTACGCCGTATCAGGCGCAAGCATTGAGGAAATAGCCGATGTGGTCAACGCCAAGGGCTACCGATACACCCGCCATTTCCTGCCGCATGATGCTCGAGCCAAGACCCTTGCAAGCGGTGGTAAGTCTATTGTTGAGCAATTGGCGGCACATCTGGGCGGCATAAGCAAGCTGGCGATAGTGCCTGAGATTGGTGTGCAGGACGGCATCCAAGCGGTGCGGATGATCCTGCCCATCTGTTATTTCGACTCCAGATGCGATGAGGGGCTAGAAGCGTTAAGGCAATATCAGCGTGAATATGATGAAGATAAGAAAACTTTTCGTCAAACTCCGCGCCACGATTGGTGCTCACACCCAGCAGATGCGTTTAGAATGCTTGCAGTAGCCTATCGGCAAGAAGCAAAAGATCAGACACCGCCCAAGGGCAAGACCCTGCAAACCATCACACTCGATGAGCTGTGGGACTTTGAGATGCAACATAAAGAGGAGCGCATATGAGCCAGCCGGTCGCAGAAGTAGGTGCATACAAAAACATCACCGCAACAGGAGATGTCACAACAGGCCCATGCCAATTGCTTGGGTTTTACGTCAATAACACCAGCTCAGGCACATTAGTGCTCAAAGACGGTGGTTCAAGCGGCACGGTTATGTCAGGCACGATCACCCCTGCCATTGGGTTTCACCGATTCCCTGCCAATGTGGGAACTAGCCTACACGCAACCGAAGGCGGTACGCTAGATGTAACATTCTTCTTTGCCAGCGGTAACTGATCATGTACCATGAAGACGGCGCATACGAGGGCGAGGATGTTGGCCCTTACTGGCACGACCAGATCGAGACCGCCATCAAGATATTTGATAAGTGGGAGAAGCGCGGCTTAAAGGTTGTTAAGCGGTATCGGGATGAGCGTGATGCCATTGAGATGCCACGCATGAAGTTCAACATCCTGTGGTCAAACATTCAAGTCCTGTTTCCAGCCCTCTACGGTCGCCAAGCCAAGCCCGAGGTCTCACGCCGCTACATGGATCAAGACCCTGTGGGTCGGTTGGCATCCACGATGCTCGAGCGCGTGATGGAGTACGAGACCACCCAATTTGGTGACTTTGACTCGGCAATGAGTGGCGCGGTGCAGGACAGACTTCTGCCTGGTCGCGGTACGGCATGGATTCGATACGAACCTGTGATCGTCAACGACCAACCCAATGATGACGGCGTATTAGATGAGACCGAAGAATCTCAGGTCTATAACACGGTGGAAGACCCAACAGAGCGCATTGACGCAGCTCACAGCCCAATTGATTACGTTTATTGGTCAGACTTTTTGCATTCACCAGCTCGCACATGGGATGAGGTTTGGTGGGTAGCTCGGGCGGTCTACATGACCAAAGAAGAGGGCGTAGAGCGCTTTGGTGACGTGTTTAAGAACGTCAGCCTGACTAGCTCAAACACCGACATGGACGGTAAGAATCCATTGACCGCCAAGATGACCTACGACAAAAAGGCGATGGTCTATGAGATTTGGAACAAGCGCACGGCAAAGGTTTGCTGGATTGCCAAAGGTTATCCACAGGCATTAGATGAGAGGGATGACCCGCTAGAGCTTGATGAGTTCTTCCCATGCCCCAAGCCGTTGATGGCAACCACCACAACAGGTACGATGATTCCTGTACCTGACTATTGTGAGTACGAGGATCAGGCGCAAGAGCTGGACAACCTGACCCAGCGCATATACCTGCTGACCAAGGCTTGTAAAGCGGTCGGCGTGTTTAATGCTGAGTTTAAGGAACTGGCGCGGATGTTTAGCGAGGGCGTGGACAACAAGCTATTCCCAGTAACTGGCTGGGCGGCAATGTCGGAAAAGGGCGGCCTAAAGGGCGCTATCGACATGATGGACACCTCGCAGATCATTGTGACCTTGCGGGAACTTTATACCGCCCGAGAGCAGGTTAAGCAGTCGATTTACGAGATCATGGGCATATCGGACATCCTGCGCGGATCATCCAAAGCCCAAGAAACCCTCGGTGCTCAACAGCTCAAGGCCAACTTTGGTAGCTTGCGGTTAAAGAGCAGCCAGGGCGATGTAGCGCGGTTTGCAACCGACATCTTTAAGCTAAAGGCGCAGGTCATTTGCAAGTTTTACCCGCCCGAGCTGATTGTGGAAATGTCAGGTGTGATGAACACGCCGGACGGTCAAGACCCGCAAAGATTGCAGGCAGCGTTGCAGATGTTGTCCGACAGCACCATCCGCGACTTTCACATTGCGGTTGAGGCTGATAGCTTGGCGCAGATTGATGAGCAGGCTGAGAAGCAAGGCGCACAAGAGGCAATCCAAGCAATTGGTCTATTCTTGCGTGAGGCAATCCCAATGATTGCCCAAGCGCCTGAGACCCTGCCTATGGCCTCTGAGATGCTGTTATTCCTTGTGCGCCGGTTCAGAGCTGGTCGCGGGTTGGAAAGCGCGGTTGAGAGAGCAATGAAAGCCTTGCAAGACAAGGCAGACGCTGCCAAACAGCAACAGCCTGGCCCACCGCCTGAGATGATGCAAATGCAAGCCGAGCAACAGGCCGAGCAGATGCGGATGCAGGCGCAGGCGCAGACCGAGCAAATGAAGATGCAAGCACAAGCCCAGATTGAGCAGGGCAAGGCGCAGCTTGAGATGCAGATGCACCAAGCTAAGACACAAGCCGAAATGCAATTGGCGCAGATGAAAGCCGAGTTTGAGGTTGCCAAGCAGAATAATGAAATGCAAATGAAAGCCCAAGAAATGGCTGGAAAGGAAGAATATGAACGATGGAAAGCAGAACTTGATGCAGCGACTAAAATTATGGTGGCAAGGATTGGTAGCAACCCTGGCGTTGACCTACCGGTCATTGAAGCAGCGGCTGCACAAATAACCAACGAGCTAGGTGGCACGATTGTTCAAGCAATGGACAAAATAACCGCCTTGCATGACAACATGGCAAACCTACATGGGGAGTCAATGCAAAACATTGGCGAGGCCATGCAAAGGCTTAACGCACCTAAACGAGTGATAAGGGGCGCTGATGGTTTAGTGATAGGCGTGGAGACAGCATGACCATGAAGATTGACTTTTCTTTTTCATCGCAGTACGGCACATTTTCAGATGCTCTTCACTTGCCTGACGATCATGCGTTTACAGATGCTGAGATTGAAGTTATGAAACAGCAGAGGTTTGATAACTGGATTGCTGTAATTACTGCGCCTCCCACTGAGGAGGTCTAATGGCTGATCGCTATTGGATTCTTGGCACAGGCTCTTGGAGTAGCACCAATACGGTCAACTGGTCTGCTACATCAGGTGGTGCTGGCGGTGCGTCTGTTCCTACTGCGGCAGATGATGTATATTTTGATGCAAACTCAAATGTATTAGCTACTGCATTTACAGTCACCATGGTAGACACGCCAAGGGTCTGCAAGGACTTTACAGCGTCAGGTCTTGATGGAACGATGACGCTTGCTGGTATAAGTAGTATTGGATTGACAGTATCAGGCAGTCTTACATTTCAAGCTACAAACTTTTCTGCAACATATACAGGCACAACTACATTCAACGCTACAACAACAGGCAAGACCATAACGACTAATGGTGTTGCTTTTGGCGGCGCAGTTACTTTTAATGGTGTTGGAGGAAGTTGGGCATTACAAACTGCTGTGACAGTAAGTGGCGCAACAACATTAACTAATGGAACATTAGACTTAAATGGAAAAACATTAACTGCCGCAACTAGATTTGCAACAGCAACGGGGGCTCTCAAAAATCTGACCTTTAATGGTGGAACATTAGTATCCTCAATATCCTCTGTTACCGCATTTAACAACGCCGCACCTACAAACTTTACAACAACCGCAGGAACAGGAACAGGCACAATCTCCATGACTTCCGCAAGTGCCAAGACATTTGTGGGTGGCGGTTCTACGTTTAACTGCACAATTAACCAAGGTGGCGCTGGTAATTTGACCATTACAGGCTCAAACACATTCAGCAACATAACCAATACTCGTAAAAGCACAAGTGCGGCATCTATTTTGTTTACTGCTGGAACGACAAATACTTTTGCCGATTGGAATGCAAGTGGCGAATCCACAAGACTTCTAACCATTGGCTCTGTAACGGCGGCAAGCCATACGCTATCCAAAGCAAGCGGTACTGTAAGTTCTGACTTTCTGTCTATCAGTCGGTCTACAGCTACTGGCGGGGCAGGATGGTATGCGGGGGCAAATTCCACAAATGGTGGCAATAACTCAGGATGGATATTTACAGCACCTCCTGCACCTGAGATTTTATTAGGTGGTCACTTTGGCTTTGACGAAAAAAAGCGCGATGCACAATGGGCTAAAGACCAAAAGTTAGAGGCGCAACGCAAACTCAAGCTGCAAGAGGCGCTGTTTGGCTTACCGCCTGAGATCAGGGAACAGATTACTACCGCACCCACACAAACAATAGAAGTTGCAGTTAGAAACCAAATTGATTATGATTTGCTCATGCAAAAGGTTAAAGACCTTGAAGTGCGTGTTAAGCTCAAACGTGATGAAGAAGATATTGCAATGATCTTGGAGATGATGTGAAAACAACATGGGTATTTCCATCTGACGGCAGCGAGCCTTACGAGAAAACTACAGGGCGGTCTGGTGACTACACCGCGGTGATGGGCGATATAGCGCCGTTTATGTCGCCAGATGGCAAGATGATTGAGGGCAGAAAGCAGTGGCGCGACCACCTCAAGCGCACCGATTCAATTGAGATGGGGCATTCTGACGTTAAGTATGCTCAAGCCGAATGGAACAAGAAGAAAGAAGTCCACCGAGACCGATTGCGCGGTCAGTTGGCTACGGTGCAAGAGTTTGATCGACCAGGCGCACCGATTGCCCCTGTTAAGATGTCTAACCTAAATGTAGAGATGGCAAACAGATTGCATAACCGTCCCATGCCTAAGCGCAAGGAGATGATCAAAATGACTTTGGAACAAATGAAAAGGATGAAGTGATGGAAAACGAAGTTGTCGCACCCGACACAGTAGAAACACCAGCACCAGAAACCCCGTTAGTTGAAACGTCAGCGGTTGAAGAACCGCAAAGCCGTGCGGACACTATCCGCGAGGCATTATCCAAAAACCCCACCAATCGGGGTAAACACGCAGCAAGCCAACCCCGTGAATCGGGCAAGTTTGCGCCTAAAGAACCCAAATTCCCAACCGCTGATGCGCCAACCCGCGCAGAAATGCCCAAGTCATTGCGGCT